CGTTGTGGTAAAATCATCGTGAGGGATGGATGGGTGATCTGCCCGGTGTGCCAACGGGGGAAACTCCTGAAGGTCCGCGCAGACACGACCGCCCGAAACCTGCCACGCAAGTGCAAACGCTGCGGACAGGAGACCCTCGTGAATATCGAAGCGCCTGAGCCCGCGTCCAAAGTGACCAGCGCCTGAGCCGATGACAACCCGAGCAGTCGGGTGTCGTGGCTTGGGCGCTTTTTGTTTTGCCTGGAGGTGATAGCCCATGGCCCTGAAGCCGCTCAGGCCGTGCCGACACCCGGGGTGTGCCGCCCTGACCCGGGAGGGGTACTGTCCCAAGCACAAGCCCCAGAAAGCCCCTCGCCGGGTCTCGGCGGAATATCACAGCTGGTACAGCCTGCCTATCTGGACGGACGACCTGCGCCCGGCGCAGCTCCTGCGGGAGCCGTTCTGCCGCGAGTGCGCCGCGCAGTATCCGCCCGGAGACCCCAGGCACCGCACCCGGGCAACGGTGGTGGACCACATCAAGCCCCACCGGGGGAGCTGGCCGCTGTTCATCGACCCGGCCAACCACCAGAGCCTGTGCAAACGATGCCATGACCAGAAAACGGCACGGGAGCAGGCAGAAGAACGACGGAAACGAAACAGAATTTGAGGCTTCGGTTGGACTGGAAGCTACGTCCGCGCCTGGATGCGCAGGCGGGCACAGAGGCTCGTGCGCGGGGGAAAGCCTGTGGCTTTCCAGACCTACCCCCACCCCAAGAAAGTTTTGCGGGTGGGGGCGCAAGACCGCAGGCCCCCTCGTTTGTGAGAAAATGTCCCCGATCAGGGATCTGGGGGGATGGAGGTGAATGGGATATGCCGACGCCGGTCAAGGCGCTGGAGAATATGAGCAAGAATCTGACTGACGAGGAGCGGCAGCTCCGGGAGCAGGCGGAGGAGGGGGTGATCCCAGACCGGGGACGGGAGTCCAGGATGGAGGAGCCGGCCATCATGACCAAAAACCCGGCTGCCAGGCGCTACTGGCGGAAGGTGCTGGAGCGGATGGAGGGGCTGGTGATCCTGGACGACCTGGACAGCGACGCCCTGGGCGTGTACTGCGTGATGATGGCCCGGTATGAGACCCAGTGCCGGCTCCTGGCCCAGGCGGCCAAGGAGCTGAAGACGGCCAGGGACGCCCCGGAGGCCGTGGAGGCGGCCGCAGCCAAGCTGGATGCCGTAAGCGGCAAGATGCAGAGCCTGGAGAGAAACATCCTCCAGTATGCGGAGAAGCTGGGCCTTACCCCATCCGGACGGGTGCGGCTGGCCCAGAAGCGGGCCCAGGCGGCCGCAGGGGCCAGGGCGGACCCGGACAGTGATCTGTATGGGGACTGAGCGCGCAGGCCGTGAGCAGCGAGGATGGACCGGAGCGAGCGTGCCGGAGCGTGACAAGGGTCGGAGGTGGCTGACATGGCTGTACGGTGGCAGAGCGGCTTGCACCACCCTGTGAGCGTCTATGCCAAGCAGGTGACCCAGGGACGGCTGCGGGGGCAGTGCTGCAAGTATGAGATCCTGGCCTGCCAGCGGCACCTGGACGACCTGAAGCGCCAGGGGACGGAGGACTTTCCTTATGTGTTCGACACGACCCGGGCGGACCGGATCGTTCGGTGGTTCGGGCAGTGCATCCAGGTCCGGGGGGTGGACGCGGGGAAGCCCATCACCCTGGAGCCCTGGCAGGTATTCGACCTGGGCTGCACCTACGGCTGGGTACATAAGGACACCGGGGCCCGCCGCTTTACCCATACCTACAATAAGCGAGCCCGGGGCAACTATAAGAGCTCGGAAAAGTCATGCCAGGGCATTTATCACATGTGCGGGGATGCCTGTTATCCGCCCTACCGGCCGGAGCTGGCCCGGTTCGAGGAGGAGCCGGAGGTGGAGTGCGCCGCCGTGGACCGGACCCAGGCCATGCGGGTGCTGGGCGATGCCAAGAAGATCGCCCGGAAGAGCCCCAATATCGCCAAGCGGCTCCTGGTTCCCCGGTCCAACCCCATCGTTCACCGCACCCGGGGCGGCTATATGCGGGCCCTGTCCAAGGAGACCAAGAATAAGGACTCGGGCGCGCCCTGCTACTTTGTGGTGGATGAGTACCACGCACACCCCACCTCGGAGATCTACGACCTGGGGACCAACTCCTTCGGAAAGCGGGTCCAGTCCCTGCTGGATGTCATCACCACCGCCGGCGACGATGCCGGCAGCAAGCCCTGCTACATCGAGGAGACCTACGCCAAACGGGTGCTGGAGGACCCATCGGTCACCGATGAGAGCTATTTTGTGATGATACGGGAGCTGGACGAGGGGGACAACCCCCACGACGAGTCGGCCTGGCGCAAGCCCAACCCCTGTCTGCGGTACCCCAGCCGGTACAGCGAGATCTTACGCAAGCAGATCCAGGACGAGCACAACGCCGCCTACACCTCCAACGACCCCAGCAAGATCCGGAAATTTCTCACCCGGCGGATGTGTCTGTGGCAGGTGGGCAGCGTAAACCACTATCTGGACGAGCGGTGCATGGCAAAGGCCAAGGCGGCCATGGTCCCGCCGGAGGAGTTTGCGGCGCTGACTGACGGGCTCCACAACCACTGCGGCTTTGACCTGGGCAAGCGGATCGACCTGTCAGGAGCGGCGGCGGTGTTTGACCTGCCGGACGGCCGGATCGGGGTGAAGCTGCACGGCTTCATGCCGGAGAACGGGGCGGACCGCCACGAAAAGACCGACCGGGTGCCTTACACGGCCTGGGCACAGGGCGGGTACTGCACCCTCACTCCCGGAGATGTCACCGACAACAGCTATGTGTACAACTGGATCTGTGAGGGGGAGCGGGAGCACGGCTGGGAGGTGGAGGAGGTGGACTACGACGGACGCAACGCCACCGACCTGGCCATCCGCATGAACGAGGACCGGAACCGGGAGGACTTCTGCGTGGAGGTGTCCCAGACCTGTGCGGGGCAGAACCTGGCAGTCAAGACCTTCCGGGAGCTGCTGCTCCAGGACCGGGTGGTCATCGAGGAGAGCCCGCTGGTCCTGTGGTGCCTTCAGAACGCCATTGAGATCCAGGACAACTATGGAAACATCAAGCTCAGCAAGCGGCACAAGGACGACACAGAGCGTATCGACCCGGTGGCCGCCATGATGAACGCCCTGGCCCGGGTGCTGGTGAAGCGGACGGCAGGGAGCGATATCAACGAGCACATTTTATCCGAGGATTGGGGAATTTGAAATGAAAATGCTGAGACGGTTGGGCCATGGGCTGGCCCTGTATCTGGACGATCTGCTGCTCCTGGCGGGCTGCGGGTGCTTCGTCCGGGCGGCCTGGGAGGCATGGGGGCGGCCGGCGGCCCTGGCGGTGGCCGGGACGTACCTGGTGGCCTATGCCCTGGTGATCGCCCGGGCCCGGGGAGGTGGCGGAAGATGATGCTGGCCAGATCTGTGGGGCGGCCCAGGGCATCCCTGGAGGAGCGCACCCTGTCCTGGGACGAGGTGCAGCAGGCCCTCCGCAGCGCCTTCTTCTCCGGCGAGGAGCCGGACACCGGCCAGAGCGGCGCGGAGCGGCTGTCCCCGGTGGCGGCGGCCCACCGCATCCTGACCAACTCCTTCGGGCTGATCCCCTTCGGGCTCTACCGCAAGGAGGGGGAGGAGCGGGTGGCAGTGGATACTCCAGAGCTGAACCGGGTGCTGAAAATTCGGCCCAACGATCACATGTCCCCCTTCATGCTGCGGAAGGTCGTCATGTCCAACGCCTTCTGGCACGGCTTCGGGGCGGTGTGGAACCGGCAGGGACCCGGTGGCCGGGTGGTCCAGCGCATCCCCCTGCCCAGCGACTGCTGCGCCATCCGAAAGGACCAGGAGACGGGGCGATACTGGTATGACTACAACGTGGAAGGAGTGCGGCGGACCTTTGCCAACTATGAGCTGTCCTTCCTCTACTTTGAGACCTATGACGGCATCCGGGGCCGGGGGCTGCTGGACCTGGCCCGGGAGGCCATCGCCGTGGACGCCATGACCCAGCGGTACGGGAAAAAGTTCTACCAGAACGGGGCGAGGCTGTCCGGCATCGTGGAGATCAACTCTGATGCCAGCCCGGAGACCCGTCAGAAGGTGAAATCGCAGTTCCAGGCCTACGCGACGGACGACGCCTTTGCCGTGGCGGTGCTGGACCACGACATGAAGTTCACCCCGCTGGGGGTCAAGCAGAGCGATGCCCAGTTCATCGAGACCCGGGAGTTCAGCGTGGAGGAGATCAGCCGCTTCACCGGCATCCCAAAGCACATGCTCCAGACGGGCAAGGAGAGCTATGACAGCAACGCCCAGCAGCGTCTCAACTATGTGACGGACACCCTGCTGCCCTATGTGGTGCAGTGGGAGAGCGAGGACAGCTACAAGCTGCCCCTGCCCCAGGAGCGGGACGCGGGGGTCTATGTCCACGGGAACGTGGAGGCGCTGCTGAGGGCCGACCCCACCACCCGGGCAAACTTCTACGAGAAGATGATCCAAAATTCTGTATTCAACCCGGACGAGTGCCGGGCCAAGGAGGAGAAGAACCCCATCCCGGGCGGGTGGGGCAAGCGATTCCTGGTGACCAAAAATCTGGGCTCCCTGGAGTCCGTGCTGAAAGGAGAGGAAAGCAATGCCTGATATCGCACTGCGGGGGGAGCTGTGGGACAACGACAGCGCCGACGTGCTCCGCTTCTGGGGCTGGCGGGACATCACGGCCCCCATGGACATCCAGGCCGCCCTGGAGGCGGCGGGGGGCGAGGACGTGACCCTGCTGGTCAACTCCCCCGGCGGGGACATGACGGTGGGGCTGGAGATCCGGTCCATGCTCCGGCGCTACCAGGGCAGGACCACGGCTCTGTTTCAGGGCTACGGGGCCTCGGCGGCCACTCTGGCGGCCACAGGGTGCCAGACCATCCAGAGCGAGCCGGGGGCCCTGCTGTGCTACCACAACCCCAGCGGCGGGGCCGAGGGGGACTACCGGGCCATGCGCCGGTCCGCGGAGTCCCTGCGCAACGCCCGGGACTGCCTCCTGGAGGTGTACACCGCCCGGAGCGGGGCCCGGGAGGGGATCAGGAGCCGGGAGGAACTGATCTCCCTGATGGACCGGGATATTTTCATCACCCCGACCCAGGCACGGGAGTACGGCCTGATCGACGAGATCGTGGGGGCGGGGGCGGAGGTGGCGGACCCGGCGGCCTTTGTGGCAGCAGCCGGCAGCCGCATCCGGCTGACCCAGGCCATGCGGGAGGGATATCAGTCCCACGTGGCGGGACAGCGGGCCGAGGCGGCCCGGAAGGAACAGGCGGAGCGCATCCTGGCACGGCTCAGGGT